CGACCCGCCTGATTTCTGTATTGCAAATATCCGTCCATCTGTGCCAATCAATGTGCGGCCAGATGATTTTGCAAATGTTCTGGTAAATCGCCGTCCGATTGGTTCCTTTCGATTCTAAAAACTCGTCATTCTGCCGTGCCATGTAAAACTCGATTTGGAGCGGGTGTGTTTCAGGCTTCCAAACGAGTCCATATTTTCCAGATTCAGGCATTGGCTGAATTTACCCGCTTGCTTATTTTTAATCAAAGGCTTATTTATTTCCGAGCGAATGAGAATCGCCATCGTTTACATTTACCCGCTGGACGGCCAAGACCACCACGGCGTTCAGGCCGCAAGATTCATAGACAGCTACCGTCGCAATCCACCCGGCATGGAACATCACACCGTCATCGTCTGCAATGGTGGAAAAGCCTGTGTCGAAACTGAAAGGAAATTCAGCTTTTTGCCCAATGTCCAGTTGATTGAACATGACGACCGGGGCATGGACATAGGCGGATTTTTGACCGCATCAAGGCTGGTCAAGGCCGACCTGATGGTTTATTTCGGCGGCAACACTTATTTTAGAAAGCCTGAATGGATGGTGCCAGTGGTCAGGTCTTGGTTCAGAAAAGGTGATACGCTGTTTGGGGCCAGCGGTCATCCGGGCGGTCAGGCCCACATCTGGCCGCACATTAGAACCACTGGATTCTGGATGCGACCGGAGCTATTTACTCAATACTGTCCTGACGGGATCGGAAACGAACGCAGATACGAACTTGAGCATGGAGAATCGTGCCTGACAAATTGGTTCAAAAATAAAGGCATGACACCTTGGGTAGTTTCGTGGACGGGCGAACATCATTTGCACACCTGCCGGGAAATACCAAACGCCTATCAGTGCGGCGACCAAAGCAACCTGATATTCGGAGATAAGCATAGCGAGCCTCCCAATTACCATCACGACCCATTGAGTAAAGGAGGCGAATCTTGAACCCCTCAAAGAAAATGCGGGTCGGTTTAATTTCTCAAGGTCTTTGCGTCCATGCTTGCGGACGAGCATCAGAAGATTCAACCGGCCAATGCGGGGTTTGCGCTGAAAAGAACCGCGTCAAAAACAGAAATCGCTATCGCCTGCTCAACGGCATTGAATTGACTCGCCCTTTGTGGAGTCGTAAGGTTGCCGCATGACCGAAGAAATGCTCAAGGCTTACGACGATGCTGCGATTCCGTTCATAGACGGAGCCATTGGGTCGGCAGAGGTCAAGATGCACAGTTGGCGGTATTTCCTTGAGATTGGAAGCGGCTGCAACCTCGCCTGCCCGACTTGCACCAAGGGAAATTTGGAGGCGGTTGACGGTTTAAAATACGAACACCTGAACGGTTTCATGGACGATGACTTGATGCAAAAGTGCATTGACAAAATCCAGTCTGAAAACCAGAAGGCGATTGTTTTTCTTTATGGCAATTCAGAGCCGTTCCTTCATCCAAGACTGGTGCATTGCATAAAATCTGTGAAGGCTCGCGGGCTGAATTGCCAGCTTTCCACCAACCTCAACCTGCTGCGAAACCTCGATGAGTTTATCGAAGCCAAGCCCGATTTTGTAATCATCAGCCTTTCGGGATTTACGCAGGATGTTTATGTCAGGGGACACAAGGGCGGCAACATTGAAAAGGTGAAGGCAAACATGGCCCTGCTTGGTGATGCCCTTTACAAGGCCGGCAATCCTTTTCCGGTTTCAGTTTGCTACCACGTTTATGATTACAACCAGCACGAAATCGCCTTGATGGAGGAATACGCCAAGGCGCACAACATCGGATTCTTTTCGACCATTGCACGGGCAATCAGCATGGAAAATTCCATCCAGTATTGCCGCAGCAAAGACCCCGATGCCACGCCGTTTGAAGTGCAGGAAGGCAGGCCGGATTGGAACCAAATTCTGCCAAAGGTTTCTGAAACGTATCTGGAAACCATGAAGCATGTCAGAATCC